AAACAATAAACACCTTTTAAATTATGGGATGCGTTTCCTATTGCGATTCGTCGTTACTCGAACATAATTTGGTGGACTGCAACGAGTATAAGCTCGGCGGTGTTTCAGCGGTAATCGTTGGCGCTTGTAATGTAACCGTAGCCGACCCGTCGGACGCGGTAGAAATTGCTGCGCTATTAGCGAGCGGTGAAGCCCGTATAATCGAAGATATTCGTTTTGCATTGCCAGCAGGTTCGCCCGTAACGGTAGATAGCCCGATTGGATGTGGTACACCTATCCGCATTAATGAAGACCGTACCGCCACGTTATACGATGCAAATGTAACCGACGAAAATAACCTATTTTGGAACGACGTTAATAACCGTCGCGTTGGTTGGATTATGGCTTATATGTGCGACAGCGGTAAGATTATTTTTATCGACCCGCCCGTAGGTATTACAACGAGCGCTAACTTTATTTTGCCTGAGCAGAATAATGAATTACAGCGCTACGAGGTAACCTTTTCATGGCGCGATAAAGATATTCCAACTCAGTATGATGCACCAGCGGGAATCTTTAACTAACTCGTTAGACCAAGAGAAGCACGCCCCGAGTAATATCGGGGTGGTGCTTTTTGCGTTTGGTAAACCGCACTATTACGGCGCGGCTTATAATTTAGCGTTTAGTATTAAGCGATTCAATAGCAGGCTTAAAATTGCCCTTTACGTTGACGATAGAAGTAAGTGCTATGGGTACGCTCACGGGCTTGCGGATTTCGTCGATTCAATTAATGAGATTAAACCTGAACACCTATCGACGGGCGGCAAGTTAGACCCCGGTAAGCTAAAGGTTAATCTTTACGAATACCTACCTTTTGAACATAACATTTACCTCGACGTTGATGCCGTTGCGCTCAAAGATATTGAGCCGATGATTAACGAATTAATCAACGCGGGTAAAGATTACATAAGCCATACGGTCGGCTATCATACCATACAGCAAGGGCGCGCAATACCTTCTATGCAGTGGGCTTGGGCTGACGATATATGGCAGCATTTCGAATTAAGCGATACGGCGGTTTTACCCGCAATTAATAGCTCGATTCAATACATTCGTAAAGGAATTGAAGCCGAAAAGATTTACATAATAGCTAAAGACTATTACGAAAACAATCAGCTACCAATTCAAAAGCTACGTATGAAATGGGGCGGCGGGCAACCCGACGAACTTTACATGAATGTAGCGTTAGCCAAATTAGGCTTAGACCCTGCGATTATTTCAGTAGGTCAAACCGACGGAAGCGAAAACGGGTATATTCATTTTGCGATGCAACGCCGCTTAACATTCGAACAAATAACCGAACGATTCTATTTACAATCATATTACGGCGGGCAAGGTTTTACCCCGTTGTTTTATGTTGAGTGGCTCGATAGACTTTTGAAAAAATGGTTTGCCGATGCGGGCAAACAGCACATACATTTTATAAATCGAATTACCTCGAACAAATATGCAGGGAACAAAAAGTAAAAAGGCAACCGAGCCAAAAGCTAAAAAAGAAAAGGCGATTAAAACGGATTACGTTTACGCCCTTGAGCCGCTACCCGAAAAGGTTTTAGTAACAACCGAAACCTTTAGTGAAACGCCGCGCCACGGTTGGAATAGTGAACCCGATGTATGTGAGTTTATCGGTTCGTTAATTAAGATGCAAGGTGCTAAAGCCGTTTTAGAAATTGGTGTATTCGAGGGCGAAACCTCGGTTAAAATGATTGAGGCTTTGCCGCAAGGCGGTTACTATGCTGGCATCGATATTAACGACCATCGCAAGCATAAGTTAGAACGTGGCGGTGTAGCTGTGGATTTCATTTTAGGCGAATCTATTAAGGTTATTAAAGGTATGCCTCGTGAGCATTTCGATTTTATCTTTGTTGACGGCGACCATAGTTGGGCTAATATTTTACCCGAGTTTAAAGAGATTGAGCGCGTAATCGCAAAGGGAGGCGTTATTGCTTACCATGATACGCTACACATACCAGACGTTGCGGAATTAATGCGCTACGTTAATCATTATAAGTATAACGTTGTTACGCTCAACACCTCCGAGGGGCGTGGCTTATCAATATTGCAGAAATTATGAAACCTACATACTGCCGTTCTAAGTCGTGCGGGTCGCACGTAATCGTTAACCCAACATCAAAAGCCGTCGCATAATGGCACTATCTACCGAGGAAATAAACAAGGTCGTTAATCGCTTTGCTGTTAAGTTTAAGGGCTGGGCAGAGGCGAATAGAAGCACACCGCTAAACCCTGTTACTAAACAGCGCAACGGCGTAAGCCAGTACCCTGAATACTGGGACGGGTATAACTACGCGGCGAAGATGTACGATTCTATTTTACCGCATACACGCCCCGACGTTTACCCTGAACATTTGTTAAGCGTGCGCGCCCCGAATCAAACCGACGTGCAGGCGCAATACATAAAGGCGAATTATAAGCCTACGACGTTAAGCGTTTTCGAAGATTTTAAATCTACGGTTAGCCGTGCGTTCGCAGACCAAAATTGGAGTATTAAATATTTCCCTGAAGCCGACGAACGTTTTGGCGACGATACGTTTCAAAGGTTCGTTAACGAGGAAATAGAAAAATTCGGAAGCGTAGAGGCGTTCGTTAAAACGATGCTGCCAACGTTAAAGCTCGTAGACCCGAACGGTATTATTGCAATCGAACCCGATGACGTGGAAACGGTTTTAAGCGAGGATGATGATAGCGAAGTAATTAGTAACGACCTATTGAAACCGATGCCGCATTACTATTCATGTAAATCGATTGTAGGGCAAAAGTTCGGAGAGTATTATTTGGTTATTACCGACGATTATAGCAGCGTAAAGAACGGCTCAAAAATAGAGAAAAGCGGTATCGTTTTAGAGCTATACGATAACATGAATATTTGGAAGATTTACCAAACGGGTAAAAAGTCCGAAATGGAATTTAGCGAACCTGTGCTTTACTTTGCTCATAACCTCGGGTACGTTCCATGCCATAAGTTACAAGGGATGCCGCAACTGATTAACGGTGAAATATGCTTTCAATCGCCGTTTATTACCGCCGTTCCTTTTCTCGACCAAGTGGTATTAGATGAAAGTTATTTACAAATAAGTAAAGCAACGAGCGCATTTCCGTTTATGGTGGCGCTAGGTGAGGTTTGCGACTTTCACGACCGCGAAGGTAACAAATGCGTAGACGGTCAAATATTCGACCCTATAAACGGCGGCTATCGTACCTGCCCTTCGTGTAGCGGTGGCGGTTTGAAGTCGCGTTTTAGCCCTACGGGTATGCTATTGATTAAGCCTAAGACCTCGGTAAGCGAGGGCGATAGCGGTATAAGTGGTGAATACTTAAAGTTCGTTTCGCCGCCTATGGATACGCTCAACTTTTTGCGCGTCGAAATAGATGCACAAATGAAAAAAGCGCGTTCCATTTTGCACCTACCAAGTAGCGATAGTGCGGTAGGCGTTGGCGAAGGTGTAACGGCTACAGGTAGCCTAAATAAGATGCGTAGTCTATACGCCTTTTTAAAGCCTATTTCAGACCAGTTATTTAGCCTGTATGAGTTTATACTTGTAACGACTGGGAAAATGCGTTACGGCGACTTATTCGGGGGCGTTACGTTGGTTTATCCTACGACCTTCGATATAAGTACACCGAGCGATTATTTAGCTGTTATAGGCGAAGGCATAACGGCGGGCGTACCGCCTTCGGTTACGTTTAGCAACGTTTACAATTACATTAAGGCAATCCACTATACCGACGAAGAAACGAGCGCTATTTACGATTTGATTATTCACTCGGACGAATTGTTACTTATGAGCAGCGCTGATATAGCTGCAAGGGTGGCGAATGGCACGGTTGAAAAGTGGCAGGACGTTTTACACTTTAGCGCCCCGCAGTTAGTAATGGAGTTAATTCGTAACTACATACCAACCGAAGACGCGCCGAAGTTTACCGACTTACCTTTACAGGAACAAGTCGTAGCATTGCGTAATATTGCAGCCGAAAAGGTGCGCGTACAATTAGACCCTATTCAGCAAGCCCAACGCGACTTATTAAATGGCATCGCTTGACGAACTGATAAAAAAGAAAATTCGGTTATTTGAACAGATACCGAAAGACATGGCTACGAGCGCCGAACGTGCGCAGCTCGATGCGTGGCGTACCGTCGAGCCGTTGCTTCGCGATATGGACGTAGATAGTACGGGTAACATAATTCAAAGCGATGCTAACATTAACCGAATCGGATTAATAGCCGACGAACTAAATAAAGTTTTAGCGGGCGGCGAATATAAAGAGGCGGTTTCAAAATTCCTTTCGCAAATCGAAGCGGGTGTAAACCTATCTACCGAGATAGCGCAAAAGTTTGAGGCGGGGTTTGAGCCTACCGAAGCACAGCGGCGGTTAGTTCAAATAAGTAAACAGAACGCTATAAATAGTTTTTTCGGTAGTGGATTAAGGGAAGTTGTATCGCAGCCATTTTTAGAGGTTTTAACGGCAAACGTAGCCGCACGCGCACCGCTTCGGGATGCTGTCAAAGCATTAAGCCAAACGATAATAGGAACGAAAGAAATCGACGGCAAATTATTAAAGAACGTTAGAACGGTAGCCAGTACCGCTCAAGCTATTGCAGATAGCAGCTATTCGGCTGCTATTAACGAGCAACTCGGTATACAATGGTTTCAATATTTAGGCGGTGAAATACCTACAACGCGTCCGTTTTGCGAACATAGGCAAGGTGAAATATTCCACAGAAAAGAAATAGAAGCGTGGGGGCGCGGTGAAAATAGCGGCGGCATTAATGATATTAAAAAAGGTACGTGGGCGGGTCGAATAGATAACACCGACGAAAGAACAATATTTGTTAATCGCGGGGGTTGGGAGTGTAGGCATTCTTTAGTACCCGTGCCAGCGTCAAAAGTACCCGAAACCGTTAAGGCACGCGCAAGGGCTGAAGGGTTTATTGATTAAAGACCTTTTTTGTTTTGCAATTTCAATTAACTATCTTTGTGCTGCATGAAATATTTACTGCTAATAGATGGTAAAATAATACACGCGTCCGACGTTGTAGCCTCGAACCTATTAAACAGGGGCGCACGTGAATTGAAACTAAAACAAATTGAAACCCCTATAATTTATGGCAATGAAACCAGAGGAAGCGTTGGAGTTAGTGAAATTCCTAAACCTCGACGAAGCCGAAAACCTCGAAACAGCGAAGGAGAAATTTCAGCAAAATTGGATAGACCAAAAAGAACACGCCGCAACGCTGGGTAAACTTAACGGCTCTATCGCTAACGTAGTTAAACGCGCCTTCGAGCCTTTTGGTGTTACGCTAACCGAAGACGATTTTAAGGAGCAAAAGAGCTTAGACGTAATTCGCAACGCAGCCGAACGCGCTAAAACCGAATACGAAAAGCAACGCGAAGAATGGGAGAAAAAAGCAACGGGTAACGGCGCGGCTGAGTTAGTAGCTGAGTGGGAAAAGAAACATAAGCAACTTGAGCGTAAATACAGCGAAGTTGAGCAAGCAAGGCAAGAGGCGTTAACGCAATTCGAAAGCTACAAAACACAAGCCGCCGAAGAACAAAAAGCGATTAAGGTTAGCAGCGTATTTGAGCGTGAACTGGGTGCATTGAAGTTAGACCCGACCGTAAACGAGTACACGATTAAAGGCTTTAAATCTGCGATTAACGAAAAGTTTGTAATCGATTTAGAGGATGATGGCAGCGCAATAGTTAAAGACCGTAAGACGGGCGAACGCTTAAAATCTAAAGATAAGGCGGGCGCGTTTTTAGGTGTTAACGATGTATTGATAGCCGAAGCAACGGCGGCGGGTATAATTCAAAAGAACCCACACGCGGGTAAGCCTATGAGCCGCGCAGGGCAGCCGTTAATCCCTGCAATCGAAACGCAAGCCGACAAACGTGTTAAAGGTGTTAACCCTCGTTTCTTTGTGAAATGACAATCAAGCAAGCCTATAAAGTTTTAAAGCACCATGCTGAGTGGCGGCAAGGTTTGAATAGTGAAATGCTCGAACCATCGCAGCTAACCAAAGCTATTGAGGTTGTTTTAGCATATTTAGAAAACAAACTAACTCAGAGCAACTATGCCACAGTATGAAGGTTACAACGTTACCAGTTCGGAGCGTGAGGGTAAGAAATACAAAGCCGTAGATAATGAAGGTAACGAGATTCATTTTGGCGCTTCGGGGTATCGGATTAACCCCGGCACGGATGCGGGTAATTCTTACTGCGCTCGTAGTGCTGGCATCCCTTCGCCGAAAGGTTCGGCTAATTGGTGGGCGCGTCAATTATGGAGCTGCGAGGGGCGAAGGTCGGTAAGCGATAAACCTTTTTTTGGAAAAATCGATTTACCGTAGTATCTTAGCTACGTTCATAACGTGATTACTTTTAGGGTAATTAGAAAGGGCTGGGTTCGCTTCCAGTCCTTTTTTTATGCTTTATTCTCAGCGTGTTATATAAGCAAATAAAAATAATTTGACTTTTTTTATGAATAAGTTTGCTAATTCAAAATAAGGTTATATATTTGTCATCGTTAAACATTTAAACATTCACACTATGAACACAGCAACACAAATTCTCGAGCAATTAGGCGGTAACAAATTCGCGGTAATGACTGGCTCTTTTAACTTCATCGCAACTAACAACGGTTTGCGCATGACACTACGCAGAAACAAAGTACAAGCAAAACAACTAAGCATCGAGCTTAATTCGTTAGACCTTTACGATGTACACTTTTACACCTTCGATAAAGAGTTTAACATCAAAACAAAAGCAAAATTCGAAAACGTTTATAACGATATGTTACAATCTATATTCACTCAGGTAACAGGCTTATACACTCGCCTGTAATCTTTAAAAGCAATTTAAGAGCCGCCTAACACGCGGCTTTTTTTTTATTTAAATTCAAAGTATCCTTATGAGTTTGAGTGAGTGAAACAGAGGGTAAGTAAAGGTGTTTCTAACCCCCTACCCCCGATGAGAGAATTAGAAACGCCTTACCAATTTTAAGTATCCTCATTGAGAATCGTTCGCTTACAGTTTGGCTCTATTCGGGAAGGTGTTTGACAGCCCATGACAATAGATTTAAAAGTATTGTGTTTTGATGTTATACTTGCTTTGCCTCGCCTCCGCATTTAGCCTAACCTAACCAAAGGTCTGCGACTAATCCCGTCAATAGCTCGAACGGGCTGGGCATAAAAAAACCCCGAAACTGCGGGCGGGCTGTTCGAGGTATTAGGAAACCGTAAAAGGAATCAATATCTTTTATACGAATCAACCGCCCGATTGTTTCGAGAGCAAATATAAAACGACTTTTTTAATTACAAAAACATTTCGTAAATTTACAGCGCTCAAATGACAAATTATTTTTAGGCGTGAATGTTTGCCGCCTTTTTAAGTGCAAGCACAAACTCTAAAACCTAAAAACAAAATGTCAATTTCTCGCATTTTATCCGAATGCCCGAATGTGCAAATGAGCCTTTCGGAGCTTTTTATCGAAGTAGGTCAGCGCGAACAGCTACCGTTCCTCGAGTTTCTTAATTCACCTGAAAACGTAAAATTAATTCGTCAGGAAGTATCGCCCGGTCGCGGTAAGCTAAAGACGGTTGAGGCTCGTTGGATTCAGCGCCTACCCGAAACGGAAGTAGAAGAGGGCGGTAATATCCTTACTTGTACCGCTACCAACACTTACGGCGATTCGACCACCACGTACACGCTTGAAACAACCGACACGTATATCGCTGAGCAATTGATTGCGGCTGATGCTATCGCCCGTCATTGCCAAGAAAACAGCCGTTACGTATTGGAATCAATCATGCGCTTAATGGACGTAATGGACCGTAAGGTAGCAAGCGCCGCCGCTACTCAAGCCGTTGCCGCTATCGGGTCGTGGGGTACTGAGGTTAGCGGTTATTACACCGTATCGGGTGACTGTTTACGCATTGCAACCCGTCAAACGGGAGGGCAAGCATTGAACGAATTTGCTTTAGCTGACATCTTGCAAGCTACACGCATGGCTAACTATCCGGGCGCGCCTGTTGTATTTGGCGGTGCTGAAATGCAGCGTTATGCTAACGCGGTACAAGCAGGTTGCTGCACGCAATTCGGTATCGACTTGTTAGCGATTTCGCAACAAAACGGTTTCGGCTTTGCTTACGATGCACGTTTGGCAGCGGCTCAAGGTTCACAGCTAAAGAACTTAGCTACGACAGCTGGCGCGATGCAATGGCTATCGTTTAACATGGCAGAATGGAACGCGGGTATTACACCAGTAGCGGGTAGCAATTATTCTAAAACAATTGCTTTCACCCCTGCGGGCTTACCTGTTGACTTAACCATGAAAGACGATTGCGGTAACTTATCTGTTGTATTGACGCATACTGGTAAACTCGTTACATTACCTGACGATATTTACGAAGCGGGCGATAAATACGCGGGTATCAACTACGTTAACTGCATTGAAATCGTAAACCCGTAGCAGCGTTGGTAAGTTTGTTATCGCAAGCCGATGAGGACTTGTTGACGCAAAATGGGTTAGATAATTTAGTAACCGAATAGAGGGGTGTAACAACCCCTCTTTTTTTTATCTTTGTGCTTATGTGCTACGAATCACTTTTAGGCTTACGCGATTGCAACCTCGCAGAACCTACGACGGGCTTATATATCGACGAACTCGGTATAAACAACACCTTTTTAGGGCAATTGATAACCGACCAGTATAACAACGGGGTAGAATTGTTCGAAGATAAACGCGCCTTTGCATGGAAAAAACTTTCGAGCGACGTTCTAACGCGCCTATCGCCTATGATGAAAGCCGACACGATTATCGAATCGAAGCGGGTCGGGCAAGTGGTAAGCGATTACTCAAATATTCAAACCGCTTTAGGCGCGGGTAATTACGGCGGCATACGTGTAAAGATAAGCCCGAATACATTAAGCTACCTAAACTTATTTATAAGCGATTTAACGCTCGCAATTGATTCGAGCAATACAAACGTACCGATACTTGTTTTTGATATGACTACGTTGCAGCTAATCGATACAATAACGTACACGGCGGGCGGCATCGAATACTATATCGGTAAGGAGTTCGCAGCCAAAAGGCGCAAATTAGATTTGGCGTTTGTTTATGAATCCACTATGAATACGGTTAAGTTTATACCGAAAAAAGGTAGCTGTTATGACTGCGGCGGTTCGGTACGCGAGGCGCATATTTGCCCGTTCGTAGATGCGATAGGTATTAACCTAACAACCGACGGCGTAAGCGTGTTAAGTAGCTCAAATTCTAAATATACAACAGGCATGAGCCTAAATTATTCAGTTAGCTGCGACCGTAGCGGGTGGCTGTGTTCAATAGGTAATCAAATGAGTTTAGCGTTAGCATACGCCACAGCCGTAGAAATATATAACTACGCGTTAACGGTAAGCCCTAACCAACGGGCGAACACCTCGGTAATCGTAAACAAGGGCGCAAAGGATTTAGGCGGTATAACAAACGCTCGCGATATAGCAGCCGACCAATACAATACAGAATTAACGGCGATGCTTCAAAATATGAGACTGCCAGACGATAACCATTGCTTCGATTGCCGTAAGAATATCAAATACGTAACGGCGCTGCCATGAGTCCACAGGAAGTCGATAAAAGGCTTAATGCACTTTATGACGGCTGGCTTTCAGACTTTGAGCCGCTTTATGAAGCGGTTACGGAATTAAGGCGCTTAATGCGTATTCGGATTTTCGATTCAACTGGCAAGCATCAAAACACCGCGGGGCAAACGATACCGCTACCAGCAAGGCGTGGCGGCGATTATACTACACCATATTCACCAGGCTACACACCGAAAAAAAAGATACGCAAAAACCCTTTAGAACTAACAGGAATGTTAGCGCGTAATTTTACCGAAGAACCGCAATTTAATATGGGCTTAGAATCGGGTATTCAGTTAGACGAAATTGAATACAAAAAAACTTTGGGGCTTCAGTTCGGTAAATCCGTAAACCCTAAATACGTTTCCTTTGTTGGGTATGGTATTATATTCGAACCAACTGAAGAAGAAGAAAAAGAATTTCTGCGCTTACATACCGAACTAACAATTGCAGCAATCAATAAACAACTGGGAGCATGATTTTAAAAAGCATTATAGACCGTTTAAACCAACGAATTGAGGTAAGCAATATATTCGACCGCATTTATGGTTTATGCGAGCTTACAGGCGATAAGGGATGGATTTATTACATAGGCGACGGGCAAGCGATACCCGTAACGGATTACGATTCTAAACAGGGTACGTTATTTTGGGCGAAGCGTGGTAAGGTAAACATTTCGAAAATCGATAGCCTACGGGTTAGCGGGTGCAAACAAATGTATTCGACGAAATTTAACATTTCGGCTTATGCAATAGTTCGAAAATCGCACTTACCCTGCGACGGCGAAGATGCGGGCGACTGGGTAGCGTCGCGGGTTTATAAGTTAGTAAGCGGGCGCGATTATGGATTTAAAGACGTTATCGACGTTGTAAGCTATGAAGTAATCCCGAACGGCTACACGGTGGGCGATAAAACCTTACCACCTAATTTCGAGTTTGCCACGGTTGTAATTGAATTAGAGGTTGAGATTGTTAGCGGCTCAGAGGATACGTGCTACGATATTTGTAACACGGGCGACATTCCTTTACCACCCGACTTTTTACCGTGTACACCTTGCTTAACCGAGGTTGCGGTTGACGGGGTTACGATAATCGGAAACGGTACACCGAGCGACCCGTTAATAGCCGTAGGCGGTGGGGGTGGGGGTGGTACTTTGTTAGCGCTACCTTTCACAAATGACCATTTAAGCTCTACGGGCAATCAGTATTTAATTGGTAACGTAGTTTGGTACAATGGTAACGTCTATCGTTGCATCGCTAATAACGATTCAATACTGCCAACAAACACGACGTATTGGGTAAACCTCGGGGCGGGCTTTCCGCTTGTTGAACAACCCTCAAACTGGAACGCAACGAGCGGCAATAATCAAATATTAAATAAGCCAACAATACCAGCTGCTCAAGTTAATAGCGATTGGAATGCCGTAAGTGGCGTTGCTGAAATCCTAAACAAACCTACTATACCCGTTCTGCCCGCTACAATTGTTGAAGATGTAACCGCAACCGCGCCGCTAAGTTCTACGGGTGGCGCTACGCCTGATATCAGCATACAGCCAGCCAACTTGTTCGATGATGGCTACTTGACTTCTGCGGACTTTACTTCATTTAGTAACAAATTCGATACGCCAACAGGAACAAGCTCGGACTATCTCGATGGGACGGGAACGCCTACGCCGTTTCCAACTTTAACCAATGGCACGGTCACATCGGTAGCGGCAACCGTTCCGAACCCGACTAACCCAGCGTTCAGCGTTAACGTGCCGAATAATACCACTACGCCGAGCGTGGATATAACTGCAAACGGAGTAGTGAGCCAGTACGTTCGCGGCGATGGAAGCCTTGCTAACTTTCCTCTTGGAGGTGGTGGCGGTGCATCGGTTAGCTACTACCTAAACGGCTCGGTTAACCAAGGCACGTTCGGTGGCAATACCTACTATGAGATGAATCGCGTGCCTGTGCTTGGTGGTGGTACGAACTTCACGCGAACAAACGCGCAAGGCAATGGCTACATCGCGCAATTTATAACAGATGCAGGTGACCCAAATCTTTTAGCAATCCCTTCGGGCAATTGGAACTTCGAAACCTATTTTAATGCTTCGAGTGGCGGTGGAAATCCGAGCTTTTACATTGAATTATATAAGTACGATGGCTCAACCTTTACGCTCATATCTTCAGGTGCTACAAACCCCGAAGCGATTACAGGCGGCACGGTGGTTGATTTATACGTCAGTGCGCTTGCAGTACCAAGCACGGTTTTGCTTGCAACCGATAGGCTCGCAATACGCATTTTCGTAACCACATCGGGGCGAACCATTACGCTGCATACTGAAGATAACAACCTCTGTCAAGTAATCACCACCTTCACCACAGGGCTAAACGCACTAAACGGCTTGACCGCACAAGTGCAGAACTTTGCAACTGGAACGGCTGGCACGGATTTCGGAATCAGCTCGGCAACGTCAACGCATACGTTCAACCTTCCAACGGCAAGCGCAACAAATCGGGGCGCATTAAGCTCGGCAGATTGGACAGCATTCAATGGAAAGTTCGATACACCAAGCGGCACGACCTCGCAATACGTGAGAGGGAACGGCACACTTGCAACATTCCCGACTTTGCCATTGATTTATAAAGACCTAAATAATCAAACAGCGGTAACTGGCAACACCAACAACAACAAGGTGGTATCTGTGCTGATTCCTGCAAATACAATAGCAGTAGGTAACATTATTGAGATTAAAGCAAGGGTAGGGAAGACTGGAACAGCAGGCGGTACAACGCTTAGAATATATGTGAATACTGCCGACTCAATTGTAACCCCTGCGCCAACGCTTATTATAACATCTGCAACTACATTAATAAGTCAGATATATAATGGAATAGACAGAACTGCAATCGTTAAAACAGCAACTAATACGCAAACGGTTCAAGCTAATGGGACAATTCAAAGTGATGCGGTTATCGGTACTTCTACATTAACCAATTCAAACATCGACTGGGCTCAGAATCAATACATCATTTTTGCAATTCAGAACGCAGCAGCAGGAGATTCAACCATCTTATCATACTACCAAATAGAAATCAAATGACAAACGTAAGTATCACGAAAAATAGTGTTGATTTCACATCAACTGCAAGCGGATGGCTATTGCTAACCGAGCCACGATGGGAGCAAGTCGATGAAGCATCCTTGCACCTTGCAACAGAGCAGGGCGTGTATTTAATTACATTGACTGAGCATTCGATAAACGGCACGACTTACACAAGTTCGTCGGATGCAATTGCGTATCTAAATAATTTGTAAATTTACAGGCAAAAGCAACAACTATGGCAGGCGTTAAAGTTACCGATTTACCATCAACTGCATCAGCAGCCTCAACCGATGTAATGTACATTGTTGATACAGCAATTAACCAGTCAAAGCAGATTGAGGTGGGGGATTTGATTACTTCCTTTGGTTTAGATAGCGATAGCTATCTTCCAACTGCAATCAGTAACTCTGGGGCTGTTGTTTCAATATCACCTTCGTCTGGGTTATATACAGCCATAGGCAACATAGTAACTTGTACCATACAAGGCACTGCGAGCCTTGATTTTTCTATAAACTCTGTTGGAACAGCAGCCATTTCATTGCCTTTTTCATTAGCTACAAGTACTGCAATAGGGGCGTTAACAATTGAGGTACAAAATCAATTTACTGGATATGTAGATACTGGTGCAAATTTGAAATTCCAATCACTTGACACCTCTTTAAGTGGTTTATCAATTCCGTTTTCCGTTATTATTCAATATGAAAGAGCATAGCAATGCGCTCAACCTCGCTGCTTGGTCTTAACCTAATCAAGAAGTATGAGGGCTTGCGGCTTAGTTCCTACCTTTGCCCTGCCGGCGTTCCGACCATTGGCTACGGCAGCACGCGATACCCAAACGGCAAGAAGGTAATTCTCGGAGAAAAACTGACAGGCGAAAAGGAAGCAACGCAGCTTTTGCTCGCTACCCTTGAGCCATTCGAAGCGGCGGTAAATAAGCACTTGCCTTCATTGAATCAATGCCAGTTCGATGCGCTTGTGTGCTTTGCCTACAATGTGGGCGTGGGTGCGTTGGTAAAATCTACGCTGCTCAAGAAAGCCAAAGCAAACGCAGCCGACCCTTCGATTCTCGATGAGTTTCTGCGTTGGAATAAAGCAGCCGGCAAGGTGCTTGCAGGGCTAACCAATCGCAGGCGCGAAGAGGCGAACCTCTATTTCTCATTGTGTAAAGTTTAGGGCGCAATTGCCCAAACGCAAGGCAGCCATTCGCGTAAACTTAGCCATGCGAAAACGGGCTACCAAACCACGGCGAATCATTGACATCATTGTGAAGCATTGGCGTGGCACAGTCGGTAGCCTCATGATACTTATTTCAATATTCTTGTTAATCTTTAAAGTCATATCCACCGAAACACTCGCGGCAATTGTAGCAACCCTAATCGCCGCTGGGTACATTCCAAAAGCAAACAGCGATGCAACAGATTCGTAGGGATACAATAAAAATTGCAAGGCATAATAAGCTAAACCTCGATACAATGAGCTGGGAGGCTGCGAATGCCGATACAAGTTTTGCGCAGGCTAACCGCGAAAGTTTCGAGTACGTTATGGCTAAACCGAAGACAAAGCCCGAAAAAGTGTTAACCGCCTTTGATACTTTACAGCCCTGCGATGTATCTTTGTTAAAAGCGCCAACGTACTACACGGTCAAAAGTCAGCCCGTAAGAAAACAGCAAGATTTAGAAACGCCTATGAATTACGACATACTATTTAATGGAGTTGTTTTTAGTTTTACGCTTTGGATGTCGGCCAAATATTTAATGGGTTGCGGCGCGGCGTGGCGGGAGTTTATTTCCGACCTTAGAAACGTTTAAACTTTTAGTATAATTTAACACTATTGCTTAAATTTGCAATCGTGTCTACCGTTTACATTTTAGAAAACTCTTTAGACTTGTTTTACGTTGTTACCGAAACCGACGGTACAATCGTAAGCACTAACGAACTTTTTAAGCATTACGCAAGCCATATTAAGCCGAAAAACATCGTCGACATAGTTAGTAACCCCGAGGACAAAGATACGCTCATAGAAGCCGTAAAAAGGGCAAAGGATAAGCAACCCGAACCCGCGAGAGTTTACGCCCGAACAAAACAAAAGAATTTATCTGAGCGCTTTAATGTTTGGAATATATATTCAATAATGGGCGCGGTGCATTTTATCGGGTTTCAATTAGTCGATGTAACGAGCATAAGCGCCCACGAACACGAACGCCAACGGGTATTACTTGAGGAATTTCGATTTATGCTTTCGCATGAATTACGGCAGCCGTTAACCTCGGTTAGTGGACTGGTAAAATTGATAAGTAGCAATAAAGCAATTTCAGAAAGCGAACGCGGCGAACTTTTGCAAATGTTAGAGCAATCCGTCGTAAATTTGGACGAAGCCGTTAGGGTTTTAGTTAAGAAAGCAACACGCCAAATATGACCGATAGGCAAATCGATAAACGGCTTATTAAAGTGCTTCGGATTTATCTAACAGAGCGCGAAATGCCGCCAAATGTAGCCAAAGCAATACTAACCGAAAACGTAAAATGCCGTGAAAGAATCGACCAATACATCGCCAAGCTACGTTTGGCTTGAAAGATTGCTATTTTTAGCGATTTTAAGCCTGTTTTTCGTGCGTTCGTGCCATAACCAAGCGCAAACCACACTAACCGAGCAAAAGTTTGTTAAAACGCGCCTAAATGATTCCTTAACGATATACGCGCAAGAGCAACAAATAGCAGAATTAAAAGACCTAACCGAAAAACTGCGCATCGATAAGCCAAAAGCGGCGGTTGAGGTCGTTACGCGCACCGTTTACAAGACTAAAATACAATTAGGCGACCCGATTTACATACGCGACAGCGTGCCAGCGCTTATTTTACCCCGTAACTTTGAAAAGTTCGAGCGTTGGTTTACGATAACTGGCAAAATTAACCGCCTCGGCTACCTTCAAATCGATTCGTTAAGCATACCCGCGACTATTTCAGTAGGCATAGGCGACACTTTACGCGGTATTTTCCCGTTTCGTAAGCGTGAAAGCGTGGTACGGGTTGCAATAGATAACCCGAATATGCAAGTCGAAGGGCTGCGCAGCTATGTAATACCAGAACCGCGTAAAAAATGGTACGAAACAACGGCGGCAAAGGTCGGATTCGGGGCGCTTATCGGTTTTGGTTTGGGTAGGTCGCAAAATTAGGGGCGTTAATTATCAGCGTTTTATAAGTTAGTGTGAAAATATTTTGCATTTATTTTTGTTTTCGTATTGCAGATTTAAAAAAAGGTTTTACATTTGCTGCATACTTAATCACTTAAACATTTACACCATGACAACTTTAAAAGCACAAATCAAAACCAAAAGTAACTACAAAAACCTAAATGGTAAATTTGTAAAAGTTATTCAATTTTTGGGAACTATTGTTTACTGCGAATACATCAACGAAGACGGCGACGTTGTTCGATGTGATTTTAGCATTAATGAAATAACTCAAATTACTGAAACAAAATAACCAACCCTAACGGGCGGCTAATAACCGCCCCTTTCTTTTTAAACCTTTAAACCCTTATACACATGGACACAGTTACAATTTTCCGCAACTACGAGAACACCGAATTTTATTTGTACGACCACCTTAGCGGCATTATGACGATGCTCGTTAACGACGGCTGCATGAAAGGAATTTACACGCGCTGCGATTCGGGCGCGGCAAACTTAGCGCGTAAATTTCACCGCGAACAGGTCGAAGGCGTGCCAGTCGAACACCGACTATTTGAGCCGCTCGAACGCAACGCATTTAGCGAACTATTCATTGAGGTTATCGACGGTATTAACCGCAACCTCGTACACTCGATTCAGTCCGAGAACCTTTAATTTTTCAACCCTTAATACTTTTTAAAATGGCTTTAACAGCACCAACAGGCGGCAACGCCGCACGACAAATCGCGCCCGAAGGTTTATACCCTGCGCGCTGCTATCAAATTATCGACCTCGGAACGTCCGAGCAGGGCGGTAACTTTCCCGGCAAAAAGCGAAAAGTTCAATTCCTATTTGAGCTGCCAACCGAGAAAGCTGTATTTAACGACGACAAAGGCGAACAGCCGTACTACGTTCGCAGCATTTACACGCTTTCAATGAACGAAAAGGCGTTGTTGCGCCGCGATGTTTCAGCGTGGATAGGTAAAAAAATGACCGACGGCGAAGCGGCTAAGTTCGATATTTTCGCCCTGCTCGGTAAGACGTGTATGGTAAACGTAACGCACGTAACCAAAGGCGATAACACGTATGCAAACATTATGAGCATTACACCTATGCCAAAGGGCTTAACGTGTCCCGAACCGATTAATGAGGCTTTCGTTTATTCGCCTACCGAACACAACCAAGAAACATTCGCAAAGTTGCCCGAGTTCATACAGGATAAGATTAAAGAATCGGACGAATATATTAAAATGACGGCGGCGAACTTTAAAAACGATTTCACCCCTAAAACACAACCGCCCGCAAACTTTGAACAGTTACCCGACATCGACGATATATTCGGACAAAAAGCGGCTAACGACTTGCCGTGGGATTAAATAATAAAGGGGCGGCAAAGCGCCGCCCCTCACACATCAATTAAACAGACAACATGAACACACTTGCAAAGGTACAAATACCAATTGAAAAAATATACTTAGCGATAAATTCGCCTCAAGTATTAAACGCTCAGACGATAATTAAACGCAACTCCGTAGGCGGCGAAGCTAACAGCGTTGTTAACGTTAGCGAATATACAGCAATGAACGCCGCTGTTAAGGACGTTAACGATGCGGTTAAGGCAATCGAAGCCGCACGTAAAGAGGTTACCACACCGCTCGAGCATTTCAAAAAGGAACTTATTAAACTCGAAAAGGATGCCACCGCGCCGCTAATCGAATTTATCGAAGATGCAAAAAAACGCATGGTCGAATATCACGAACGGCTCGAAGCCGAGCAAGCCGCCGCAGAAGCTAAACTAAAAGCCGAAGCCGCTGCGAGCCTAAAACAAGCCGAATCGGTTAACGATATTATGGCAGCCTTTACCGATAAGCTATTTGCCACGTCGGTTGAGAATAACCAAACGAAAAATATCCGAAGCACTACAAAGGCGCGTATCGTTGGTGAGGTTGACTGGTTGAAGGTTTTAGCGGTTCAATTCGCGCATAATAACCTAACGCCCGAGGATTTAATACAGGGTCTACCCAAAGCAATGAAGGAACTTGGCGTAGAAAGTATTGCAGGGGTTGAACTTTACGAACATAAAACGCAAGTAATCCGATGAGAATAGATAACAACACAGCCTTAGTCGAAGATAGCTTTGGTAATGGTATAATCGTACGCCGTGGGGGTAACACCCTGCGGCTATCGATAAAGCTAAACGGAGCAACTAAAGAGCGTAAAATCGGCGAAATAGATATGCCAACGCGAACGTTAACGGTAACACGCAACCGGGCAAAGCATCTTTTACAAAAGGGTAACGCGTACGGGTTAAACCATAAGTTAATAGCTGAAGCAACCCGCTTCGATACGGTGCGAATAGTTGACGATTACGGGCGCTGGGACATACCGCGTGAATACATACTTGAAAACGGCAAATTTCTTTTATTTGCAAAGCAAGGTTTCGAATTACAAATCTTTATTTCACTTGAACAAATAGAACCTTTTAAATCATGAAACAGACCGCAACAGATTATTTCTACGATAGGATGCTAAAACTATTTATGCAATATCATGAAGAGGATGTACCGACTATCAATTTTGGTGAACTGATAACAGAGGCACACGAACAAGCCAAAGTAATGGAGAAGGAGCAGATGTTCGCCTTTACAAGACATTATCATATAATTGGAGAGGCAACTAATGTGTTTTATAAACATGAATTTGAACAATACTACAACGAAACCTACAACCAATGACACGCGACGAATACATTAAACACCCAGCAATTAGCGCAAGCCGTATCAAACGATTTTATACCGGCGATATTAGCTATGCGCAAAAGGCGCTAACCGAAGGCGCGGCGTTCCATTTCGATTTACTTGAGCAAACGTTCGACGATATGCCTACGACTACCCAAAACGTTTATAGCGCGATTCACGAGGTTGCGATGTTAGGCGAACTATTCGACAAAGCTCAGCACGAATACATCGCGTTAAATAACGTAACGCTTGACGGTATAATGGTCGAAGGTAAAGGCATGATGGATTTATGCTGGTTAGAGCGTGGCATTATTGCCGATGTCAAAACAACCAGCGCTAAAAATATTCAGGCTTTTGCCGAGGATATGGTTAAACATTGTAACCACGTGCAGGCGGTTTGGTACTCGCTTTTAATGGGCTTCGACCCGAAGCAATTTTACTATATCGGCGTACAGCCAAAGGTTAAGAAATCGGGCAAATTTAAAGACCTGTATTTATACCGGCATAACGATGCTGAAATAGAAAGCGCCACGCAGTTAATCATTAACTACCTACATAATGCAAAAGGTTAGAGCTGGAAAACACGTATTTATGCAGCTTATTCAGGATTTTAACTACCAAGTTAAACACCTATACCGTAGGGAGGCTTCGAACAATCTAAGGTTGTTAAGATGCGCGGAGTTTTGGTGGCTGCATAAAGGAACGATACCAGCCTCGACGATAGCAATACTACTTAAAGTTAAACGAACCGATTTAATAAACTTACTAAATGCGCAAATCATTGAAAGAGGCACATACACACGCTAACGACCTCGGCGACCTAACCGAATTTATCGGACACACTTATAAGAACGTAGCCTCATACCTTTTATCGTGCGGCTTCGAATATCTTGAATGCTGTTTTAAATACCGAAAGGTTTTTAACGATTACGAAAACAATCGAAGCATACTAATAGACCTATACGACGAAACAACCGAGCAAAAGGGGCGCGTAGAATACATGATAGTTTGTAATAATATTTACAAGCGATGAAACGACCGCCACGCGAAAGCGATATTTACACCGCGATTTCTAAGTATATGCGCTACAAACACCCTGAAATACTATTTAGGTTTGATTTCAGCGCTGGTACAAAAATGAGCGTAGGGCAAGCAAGGATTCACAAATCGATGAATCCGCACCGAGGCTACCCAGACTTATTTATCGCCGCCCCGCGTGGTAAATTTTGCGGCTTGTTTATCGAAATCAAGAAAAGCGATTTTAAGCCGTTTAAACGCGATGGAACGCTAAAACAAGACGAACACCTAACCGAACAATTCGAAGTCCTTACGCGCCTTAAAAACGCGGGTTTCGAGGCATTGTTTTGCTCGGGGTTAGATGAATGCCTGAACACAATTGAAAATTATTTGAATCAATAAAAACAACAAACACATGAAAACACAACAAACACAACTATTTGAACCGAAAATTGAGATTAAAAAAGTTAACTCAGTAATAGGCTCGGGCTATGAAGTAAAGGTAGCCGAACTCGCTTTATTGGATGGTGTTGCATATCGCGCCGCAAGAAAGAATATGCAAAAAAATTCGGCTATTATTTGCGAGATAGACGGCAATTTTGCGGGCTTTTTTACTTACGAGGTTAACCACGCTGTAAAAGAGTTTTGCTTGCTTCAGTCTGCAATGTACCCCGAATATAAGGATAAGACCATTTATTCAATGATGGTATCT